CACAAACACAACAGGCTGGGCAATTAGCCAACCGTCACACCATTGTGACAATCAACTTACTACAGGTAATGCCAGATGAGCTCGTCAATGATGCTCAGTTCTTGGCGTATGCCCAAGCCTAGGAGGAACCATGGCGCTAGTTCATCAATCATTTACAATTGGAACAACCCCAACTGTACTCATATCTATCCCAGAAGGTAACCCGACTACATCGGTTCAAATCATCAACGACGACAACAACGCCGTCTATGTTGGAGATGCCACAGTAACCTCTTCAGGAGCTGACAAGGGCCTTCCTATTAAAAAAGATTCTGTATACACATTTAACTTAAACGCTGAAGACCAGCTATACGCAGTAGCTGCAACTCCCACATCAGCTAACGCAGTAAGCATTTTATACTCTTCGGTTATTAGCTAAGGAGAAAACCAAATGAAGAAGCGCATTGGCCAGACCGCTGGCAAGGACCCATACAAGAACATCAAGGTGTCTCTAACTGGAAGCAAGTACGAGTCCGGTGGAGCAAAGACACGTAAGAAAAAAGGCGGAATCATCCGCAAACCCAAGGCAACAATTAGCTATAGAAAGCAGGGCAAATAATGTGCGCTACATGCGGATGCGGCAAGCCAAAAGACAAGCATGGAATGAAGACCTTGAAGGCGGCAAATGACAAGTTTGCTAAGGCCAAGAAGAAAGCTGCGGTTAAGAAGAAGGACAAGAAGTAATGAAGCGTATGCCTTATAACGAAAAGAACGATAAGAAGCAAGACGCCAAAACTACTAAGGGGTTGGACAAAGAGGAAAAGGCTAAGTTCGAGAAAATGGACAAAGCCCACGGAAAGCGTAACAAGCCCGAAACCCAAACCGCCGACCGCAAAATTGACGAGAAAATCGTAAAGAAGATTAAGTCTAAGGAAAAGCGCCACGAAGCCAAGGAAGGCAAGAAGGGCGAAAAGGCCGAGGACAAGAAAGAAAAAAAGAATAAAAAGAAGTAACGCTTAGGCCCCCGAAAGGGGGCCTTTTGCTTTACCATTGAGGCGATTCCATGCGGGAATCAAAGCTGTACCTTTGCTAAGTAGTCTGCGTATTCCTGAGGAGATTTGCCATGGAAAAGAAAGTCGATGCGGCCAAACCGCAAGAGTTCTACCGTGAAATCTCAAAGACCTTGCCTGGCAAAGGTGATAGTAAAAAGGTTCTAGGAATCATAGCAGCGGGCTACCTCTGGCGAAAGTACTTTAAGTGAACACATCTAAAGCATTTTCATCAGCGCTCTTTAGAGCCAAAAGAATCCTAGAGCCCAAGGTCCAAAACATTCTTGAGTCTTCTGGTTGGCCAAAAGAAGTCACCTCTCAGATTAGTCTTGTAACGACTCGTACTGCTATTGGCGTTTACTATCCAGCTAACCTAACTGAAGAGATTGAAAATCTAGAGTTTGGTACTTTAACAACACCGCCATCTTGGGTACTACGCAGAATTGACGAACTTATCGACGAGGTAGTCGCCGAGGAAGTTCAAGCCGAATACGTTAACTTTATCTTTAGTGAGGACGTGCTTCTATGACATTTATTCTTGCAGAAGACGCGGCCCTAAAGACTTGGCTAGGCGGCATTACCGTCAGCGATGAGAAAGGTGGAAACGCTCGACCTGTTCAGGTTTGGTATGGGACCCCTGACGTAGAACTCAGAGACCAGAAGTTCCCCTTTATTACAATTGACTTGATGGATATTCGTATTGCTTCTGAGCGTCAGCACTCAGGTGTTATCTACGACTCAGATAAAAATGGAACGGTAGCCATCTCTGGCAACACCGTGTACAGCTACGAGTACCCAGCAACCTATGACTTGGTATATCAAGTCAGCACGTACGCTCGTCATCCGCGCCATGACCGAGCCCTTATGTATGAAATTATGCACAAGAAGTTTCCAAACAGATATGGAAAACTTGGTGTCCGAAATGTTCTTAACACCGAAACCGCATACAGACACATGTTTCTTGACGAGTTTCTGAAAAGAGACGGCGTTGAGGATGGCAGACGACTACTTCGCAACATATTTATTGTTCGCGTTGTAAGCGAGTTGCCGCACTACGATGGGACAGCTACCACCAAGAAGGTTGCTGCTGTTCAACTTAATCCGACTACTACACATATCCCACCGGACAAATTAGCTATATAACATTCGGCCTAAACCCAATTAATCTAAGGAGATAAAAAAATGGCTTACCTTCGCCCCGGAGTGTATATTGAGGAAAGCCTCAATGCACTACCACCTTCAGTTGGGCCAAACTCTGACACATACGCAGCGTTTATCGGTGCTAATGACAGAGGCCCAGTAGTTCCAACTCTTGTAACATCTTGGAATGATTACACATCCAAGTTTGGAAGCTGGAACACAGTACGGGATAACAAACTTCCGTTAGCTGTAAAGTTGTTCTTCGATAATGGCGGCTCTGCTTGCTATGTTCTTCGCGTTACCGCAGGTAGCCCTGTAAGCGCTACCCGCACACTAAACGATGGAGCTGGAACACCAGCAAACATCGTAACTCTTACTGCTGCAAACCCAGGAGTTTGGGGAAACGACATCTATGTAACAGTCTCTAACTCTGCAGTAACTGGTCGTAAAGATGTACAAATTGCGTATCCAGATACAGCAACAATTGTAGAGAGCTTTACAGACCTAACATTTACTAGCACCACAGATTCCCGCTATGGTGTTAACTTTATCAATGCACGCTCAAAGTATGTAACAGCTACTTCTGTAGCAACTACTGCTCAACCAGCAAACGTTACAAACCAAGCTTTGGCATCAGGTTCTAATGGAACAGCTCCAACAGACACCAATCTTGCAGCTGCAACATCGTCTTTTGATACAGTTCTTAACTCCCTAGTTATGAACGTCCCAGGATTAACAGCTGCTGCAAACGTAAACACTGTATTGGCCTATGCTGAAAGCCGCGATGATGTCTTTGTAATCATTGACCCAATCGACGACACAGCTGCAGCTCAAATTACAAGAGCTGCTCAATACACAGCAACTTCTCTAGGTGCGGTTTACTACCCACTAGTAACAATTGCAGACCCAACAGTTTCAACATCTGGAGCTATTACAGTAGCTAACCCAGGTGGAGCAATTGCAGGTCTATACGCAACTACTGATGCGTCTCGTGGCGTGTTTAAGGCTCCAGCAGGTCTAGGAAGCCGCTTGTCAAACGTTGTATCAGTTGCAACTTTGACAAACGCAGAGCTAGATAACATGAACTCTGCTGTAGCTCCTGTAAACCCAATTAAGTACGTTTCTGGTTCTGGCTTTGTAGTTATGGGTGCTCGCACTCTTAAGGCTGGATACGCAGACCGTTACATCCCAGTTCGTCGCTCACTTATTCAGATTCGTAAGTCTCTAACAGACCTTACAGAGTATGCAATCTTTGAGCCAAACGACGCTGTCTTGTGGCGTAGCTTGATTGCTACCGCATCTGCTTGGCTAACCGATTACTGGCGCCAGGGCGGTCTCCGTGGAGATACTCCATCAGACGCGTTCTTCGTCAAGTGCGACGATGAGCTAAATACCCTTGCAGTCATTGATGAAGGCAAGGTTATTCTTGAGGTTGGTGTTGCGTTGCAACGTCCAGCTGAATTCGTAATCATTAGAATTGGTCAGTTTGACGGTGGAGCCACCGTTACTGTGACAGCCTAAGGAGATAAATAACAATGGCTACAAAAATCCAACGCTGGTCTACTAAAGCCACTGACCCACTTCGTGGGTTTCGGTTCCAGGCTGAGTTCACCGCATCATCAAACAGTGGAACTGTTTTCACAAACAAAATCACTGGTTTTAGTGGTGGCTTCTCTGCAATTACTGGGTTGTCAATTACCACTCAAAACATCCCATACCGTGAGGGCGGATACAACACCACTACTCACCAAATCCCTGGAATGACCTCATTCCAGCCTGTTACATTCCAACGAGGCGCCCTCTACGGTAGCGACAACGCTATCGAGTGGATGCGTGGTCTCTTTGCTGCTTCAGCTGGAGACGGCCTATCCATAAGTGGAAAAGACTTCCGTTGCAAC